GGTGGTAATTGTCATCATGCATGGAATAGAGTAGTTTACTTTAGAAAAAGAAATGATCAAGGAGAGTTTTTACCTAATAAAGGACTAACTAATGATAAAAGAGTAACTGAAGCTCAGGCTAAAGGTATTGCAGGTGGTTTTACTCCTGAAAAAAATCCTAAAAAAGTAGCAGAAAAACCTAAAGACATGGCAAGGAATGGCTTTGCACCTTCAAATCCAAATTATTAAACAATGGCAGCAACAGTATTATTTATAAATAGAAATGATTTAGTACAAAACACTATAATAGATGGTAATGTACAAGCAGATAAGCTAATGCATTTTATCTCTATAGCACAAGAGATACATATACAACATTATTTAGGTACTGATCTTTATAATAAAATAGCAGAATTAATTAGAACTGAAACTATTGCTACTACTGTTTATGAAACATTACTAAAAGATTATGTGCAGCCTATGCTTATTCATTATGCTATGGTTGATTTTCTTCCATTTGGTGCTTATCAAATTAAGAATGGTGGGATATTTAAACATGTATCAGAAAATGCAGAAACAGTCAGTAAGAATGAAATAGATTTCTTAGTTGAAAAGGAGAGAACAATGGCTGAATATTACACTAGGAGGTTTATTTCTTATATGGATTTTAATCAGAACAGTTATCCTGAATATACATCTAACACAAATGATGATATTTATCCTGATAGAGATGAGCCAACTTTTCAAGGTTGGGTATTATAAAAGTTAGATATGAAAATATATAAACCTAAGCAAAAAAACATTATAAAGTTAATGAGATATATAAATAAAAAATTAAAAACAAGAAAAAATGGCAAGTAGTTTAACAGGAATATCAATAGCATCCAGTTATGATTCTCTAATAAAGGTTGGGAATAATGATGGATTGACTTCACAATTACAAGTTCTATCTGATGGGTTAGGAACTGAGAGTGGAATCAGTATGAATAATACTGGAGATCTGACAGCAATAGGAACAGTAACAGCAAATAGTTTTGTTGGATCATTAAGTGGAAATATAACTGGAAATACAACAGTTTCAGGAACTTTGACATTTGGATCACTTTCAGATGGAGTAATTACAATAGCAGACTTTAAAGATGAGGATGATATGAGTTCAAATAGTGCTACAGCATTAGCAACTCAGCAATCAATTAAAGCATATGTAGATTCTCAGCTAGGAGTTCAAGATTTAGATTTTCAAGGTGATGCAGGTGGGCAACAAGCTATTGATTTAAACACAGAAGTATTCTCAGTAGTAGGAACAGCAAATGAAATATCTACAAATTCTACTGGAAATGCATTAACTATCTCATTAAATCCTAACATTAGTGGCTTAACTTCAGTTGCAGCTACAACATTTACTGGTGCATTAACTGGAAATGCAAGTACAGCTACAGCTTTACAGACAGCTAGAAATATCTCAGGTGTTAGTTTTGATGGAACAAGTGATATAACACTTTCTACAACAAATATCACAGAGGGAACAAATTTATATTATACAAATTCAAGGGCAGATGCAAGAGTAAACTTACAAACTGGAGCAAATTTAGACTTGTCAAGTAAAACAACTTCAGATCTTGCAGAAGGATCAAACAAATATTTCACAGATGAGAGGGTAGATGATAGAGTTTCTAGTTTAGTAGTAGCATCAACTGGGATTTCTAGTGTATATGATGATGTTGCAGGTACATTAACTCTTACAAACACAGCACCTGATCAAACAGTAGCTTTAACTGGTGGAACTGGGATTACAACAAGTGGAACATATCCAAATTTCACAATTACAAATGATAATCCTGACCAAACAGTTGGAATAACAGCATCAAATGGATTGACTTCAGGAGGCACATATCCAAACCTAACTATAGCAGGTGATGATGCAACTACATCAGCAAAAGGTGTTGCTAGTTTCTCATCTAATCACTTTAGTGTATCAAGTGGAGCTGTTAGTTTAGCAGCAGATTCTATAGATGATACCTTAATTGACTTTGGAACTGGAGCAAATCAAGTTAGTACTACAAGTTTACCTGAAGGAAACAACTTATATTTTACTGCTGAGAGAGTGGATGATCAAGTTGGTAATAACTTAATAGTTGGAGGTTCAGGAATTTCTGCAGTTTATGATGATGTAGCAGGAACACTAACCTTAAATAATACACAAAGTGGAATTGGATTATCAGATTTCTCAGCATCTACTTCAGGAATAGGAAGTTTAGTATATGATAATACAAGTGGTGTATTTACATATACTGGTGCAAGTAAATCTGAGATTGATGCATTAGGAATTGCAGCAGCAACTGCAGCAAACTTAACTGGAACACCAAACATAAGTGTTGGCACAATTTCAGCAAGTGGAACAATTACTGGAAATTTAACTGGAGATGTAACTGGAGATGTAACTGGTAATGTAACTGGTACATCAGGATCAACTACTGGTAATGCAGCAACTGCAACTGCTTTAGCAACTGCAAGAAATATATCAGGAGTAGCATTTGATGGAACAGCAGATATTACTCTAAACACATCAGCAATAACAGAGAATACCAATTTATATTTTACAGACAGCAGAGTAGATTCTAGACTAGCTGCAACTGCACAAACCATAGATGGAAATGGTAGCACATCAGGTACAACAATAGAAGATGGTGGAGTATCTGTAAGAACTGGAACTGGATCTGTTGCATATGTTGATTTATATTGTGAAGTAAATAATGCACACAGAGTAAGAGTGCAATCACCTGCACATTCAGCATATAGTGGAAATGTAGATTTAACATTACCAACAACAACTGGTACATTAGCTAGAACAGCAGACATTCCTACTAACACAGATGCATTACCTGAAGGAAGTACAAATCTTTATTTTACAACAGCAAGAGCAAATACTGATTTTGATACTAGGTTTGCAACTAAAGATACAGATGACCTAACACAAGGAACTACTAATCTTTACAATCAAACACATACTGGTGATGTTACTGGTGCAACTGCATTAACTATTGCAAATGATGCAGTAACTACAGCTAAGATATTAGATGCAAATGTAACAACTGGTAAAATAGCTGATGCAAATATTACAACAGCTAAAATATTAGATTCTAATGTAACTACAGCTAAAATTGCTAATGATGCAATTACCACAGTTAAAATCTTAGATGCTAATGTTACAACAGCAAAACTGGCAGATGATTCTGTAACTGCTGATAAGGTAGCATCAGATCTTAGAGCAGTCCAGTATATTGGATTAGATTCTACAGATTATATGGAGTTTACAGATAACACTCAGATTGACCTTTATGTGAATGGTAATAATCAATTTAGATTTGAAGCAGATGGTGATTTCCATGCAGATGGAGATGTGATTGCATATTCAACTACTACACCTTCTGATGAGAGATTAAAAGAAAATGTAAAAGTAATTGAGAATCCATTAGAAAAGTTAGACAAGTTAAGAGGTGTAACATTTGACTGGATAGATAGAGAAGATAAAAGATCAGGTGGTATTATAGCACAAGAGCTAGAGAAAGTAATGCCTGAACTTGTAAGAGAAGTTGATAGCCTTAAAAATGAGGACAGCTTTAAAGCAGTAGATTATAATGGTCTTATTGGATTATTAATTGAAGCTGTTAAAGAATTAAATGATAAATGTAATAACTGTAATAAATAAATAAAATGGCATTAAAAGGACCTTGTACATATACAAAAGAATTTCCTACTGGAGAATATACAACTGAAACTATAGAAGTAGGAGATGGTGAAACACAAGAAGTTGAAATACCAGTAATGGAAGTAAGAACTGAGGAGTATGAAGAACTTTATATCATTATAAAACAAATAACTCAGTACCAAAACTATGATGCTAATGGCAAACACATAGCTGCTCATGTACAATTTGCAGGATATTTAACTGCTGAACATAGAGATTTAAATCAAGAAGATCATGTTTTATGGGATTATGTAGTTTTAACTGATTACAATGTTGATGAAAACATATACACTCAATGTTATGGTTATGTAAAAACAATAAATGGATTTGAAAATTTAGTTGATTGTTAAAATAATAAATTATGGGTGTACCAAGTTCAGGGCAGTTAAGATTAAGAGCAGATATCAATCAAGAGGTAAATGGTAATGATACTGATACAAATGTTTCATTAGGAACATTAAGTGATGAGGCAGGGTTTAACACTCCACCTGATCAAATGTCAGAATTTTATGGATATACTGCATGTGTAGCACCTAGTGTATCAACAAGCACATCAACAAGTATTGGTAGTGGTAATTTTTATGCAAATGGTAATTGTTCAAGTACAGGTGGTGCAGGATGTACAGTAACAGATTCAGGATTTTATGTT